TCAATTACTGGTGGCGGTTCTGACCGTTATCTTTCAGAAGATTATATGTTCTGTCAAATGTGGCGAAAGATTGGTGGACAAATCCACCTCTGTCCATGGATGAAAACATCACATATCGGCACCTATCATTTCCAAGGAGATATGCCAGCTGTTGCTAATTATGTTGGAGAGATGTGATGACGATACAAGATGTTGTTAAAGCATCACAAACTGCCAATACAGGCGGTAGAAAATTTGATGGAGGGAAATTACAATATGGTTTACTTCCACCAGAAGCACTAAAAGCAACAGTAGAAATTTTAACTTTTGGTGCTCAGAAGTATGAACCAGGTAATTGGAAAAAAGTACCAGATGCCAAGCGTAGATATTTTGATGCAATGATGCGTCATCTATGGGCTTGGCATAGCGGTGAACAAAATGATGATGAGTCTGGTAAGAATCACTTAGCACACGCCATGTGCTGCTTGATGTTTTTGTATGAACATGATACAATTGATTTTTTAAATAATGGAGAAGTGAATGAAACTATCAAATGAAACACTAATGGTGTTGAAGAATTTTTCGGCAATCAACCAAGGAATTCAATTCAAGAAAGGGAAGAAACTAACTACTGTATCTTCCAGTAAAACTGTATTGGCTCAAGCCAATCTTAAAGATGAATTTCCACAAGAATTTTGTGTATATGACTTGAATGAGTTCTTGTCTGTACATAGTCTGTATAAAGATTCTGAGATTAATTTCACAGATACACATATCATTTTTAAGAATGGTAAACAAAAAGGTAATTATTACAAGACACCTTCAAATATGATTGTAATTCCACCAGAAAAAGAAATCACACTTCCTTCTGTTGATTGTGAATTCACATTATCTGCCGAAGACTATGAATCTTTGATGAAGGCCGCTAGTGTAATGTCTTCACCAAATATTGCTGTACAATCAGAAGGCGACTTGATTGAATTGGTTACATTTGATGCCTCTAATCCTGCTGCACACACAAACACAATTGAAGTTGGTGAGGGTAACGGCAAGAAATATAAAATTGTTTTCAAAACAGATAATATCAAACTTATCTCTGGAACATATTCAGTAAAGATTTCGTTCAAAGGTATTGGCCACTTCCAAAATACCAAAGATGACATTCAATATTGGATTGCTTTTGAAGCTAAAGAATCTAAGACAGGAGCTTAATTTTGTTAATATATTTTACAGATGATGTAACTAAAAATAAATTTGCTATCAATCCCAAATATGTTGTCGGAGTTTTTATTGCTTCCGATGAAAAGAATAATGGTAAGACGGTTATTTCTATGATGAACGGTTCATTTTTGATTGAAGAAAGTCAACTTGAAGCTGTTGGTATGATACAAGGACAATTAGATGACTAAAGTAAACACACTATTCGGTTCTTATGACGAAGACGATTTGAAGAAACTGAAAGGTTATGTGGATGAAGTTGTACTTCATATGCACAGAAATGATGGTAACAACCAAGCTATCAAAGATATTGTAGACATTGCACATGACGAACTGAAGGTTCCTAAAAAGATTCTTAAGCGTATGGCAAAGACACAACATAAGAATTCATTCCAAACTGATGTAGCCGAATCAAAAGAGTTTGAAGCCTTATTTGAAAGTATTACTGAAATTAAGTAATCAATTATATTATATTATGAAAGAAGTGAATTATGGAACATCTATTGTGGACCGAGAAGTATCGGCCAAAGACCGTGGAAGAGTGTATTCTTCCGGAATCAATCAAAAATACATTTTTAGAATATGTCAATAGAAAAGAGATACCAAATTTATTACTCTCTGGTTCAGCTGGAGTGGGCAAGACTACAATTGCAAGAGCTCTCTGTGAAGAAGTTGGTTGTGATTATATCGTTATCAATGGTTCAGATGAGTCTGGTATTGATGTTCTGCGTAATAAAATTAAAAACTATGCTTCATCTGTAAGTTTCACTGGTGGCCGTAAGGTCATTATTATAGACGAAGCGGACTATCTAAATCCTAATTCCACCCAACCTGCGTTGCGTGGTGCAATTGAGGAGTTCTCTTTAAACTGTTCTTTTATATTCACCTGTAATTTTAAGAACCGTATCATTGAACCCATACATTCTCGTTGTGCCGTTATTGACTTTAAAATCAATGGTTCTAAGGCCAAGATGGCCTCACAACTATTTAAACGTATTGAGTGGGTATTAAAAGAAGAAGGAGTCACCTATGACAAAGAGGTCGTGGCCGCAGTTATTACTAAACATTTCCCTGATAATCGCCGCATTCTTAATGAGTTGCAGCGTTATAGTGTATCTGGTACTATTGACAAAGGTATTCTCACCTCTGTGTCCGATGTCCAGTTAGGTGAACTTATAAAAGGTTTGAAAGAGAAAAACTTTGCAGCCGCTCGTAAATGGGTCACCAACAACTTAGACAATGACCCAGTTAAGATTTATCGTAAACTTTATGATTCGTTATATGAATCATTGAAATCACAATCCGTTCCACAGATGGTTGTAATTTTGGCTAGATATCAATATCAGGCTGCCTTTGTGGCAGACCATGAAATTAACATGATTGCCTGCCTTACAGAAATTATGATGGATTGTGAGTTCAAATGACCAAAGAAGAATTGATGAATGAGCTAGGTCTTGCTGGCGAAAAGATTGTAATCAATATGTTGAGTGGTGAAGGTTGTAGAATTGAATCTTCAATCAACAAATATGATTCAGAGAAAGACTTGATGGTAGATGGACAATATAAAGTTGAGGTTAAAACTCAAGTTCCATTTATTATGAAAAACTCTTTTACATTTAAACCAAATCAACTACGCAAATGCCGTTCCGTTGATGTACTTTATTTCGTTTCTGTACCAGCACCTCGCCATACAGATAAGTGGGCTGGTTGGATTTTCAGAGTAGAACCAAAGAACTTTGTTACCACAACATATAGAACCAAAGATGGCCGTGAAATGATTTTAATTAATCGTGAACAACCTGCTTTGATTCCTGTTAAGAAAATGTCTGACGAAGAAGCAAGAGAACTCCAGAAGTACACCGTCTCGGAGTATTGATATGCCAGATTTATTCAAAGAGATTGTACCATCAATCTTACAAACTAAGAAGTCTGTCTTTCAAGATAATTATGATTATAAAGATTATAAACCATTTGTGGTCAATCGTGCTCTGTCTTATCATATGGATTGTGTTGGTTATGCCAATGAAATGAATGTCCATTCCGGCCTTGATTCGGATATGCAATATCAGTATCTTCTAAATACCATTAGACCTATGAAACGGAAATTTCAACCGTGGCAGAAATCAGAGGTTGATAGAGATATAGAATCTGTTAAGTTATATTTTGGTTTTTCTAATGCAAAAGCTAAAGAAGCATTACGAATTCTAAATGATGACCAAATCGCTGAAATAAAAGCAAAAACAAATAAAGGCGGAGTGAACAAATAATGATTTCAATTAATGATTTAGTTGAAGTTACACTAGATGAGAAAGATGATTTTTTAAAAGTTCGTGAGACATTAACCCGAATCGGTGTAGCTTCCAAAAAAGATAGAATTTTATACCAGTCTTGTCATATTTTACATAAACAAGGTAAGTATTATATTGTCCATTTCAAAGAATTGTTTGCTTTGGATGGTAAACCTACAGACATTAGCGAGAACGATTTGTCTCGTAGAAATGCCATCACCAAGTTACTTTCTGATTGGGGATTGGTAAGGATTGTCAACACCAGACAAGTCGAGGAACCACCACCCATCTTCCTATCTCAAATTAAGATTCTGTCTCACAAAGAGAAGAATGACTGGGAACTTACAGCCAAGTATAATATTGGTAAAAAACCACAAAATGCTTGACAACTAGTATAAATACTAGTATAATTATGTGCCGTGCTCTTTGAGGCGGCAGTTTCTTTAACTCGCTTAATAAGGAGAAATCTATGACAAGCACACTATCTCTATTTCCACAATGGGAATCTATCCATAAGTCTTTGGATCCTTTTACTGTTGGTTTTGATGACATTCTAAACCAGATGCAGGAAGTCTCTAAGACCGTGGCTAAAAACATTCCATCATATCCCCCATACAATATCAAACAAATCAAAGACAATAAGTATGTCATTGAAATGGCAGTTGCTGGCTTTGCCAAAACTGATATTGAAGTTACTTTGGAAGGTAACAAACTAGTCATCAAAGGCGCAGCCAAAGATGAAGAACTACCGGAAAATTATATCTTCAAAGGTATTGCTGGCCGTAACTTTGAACGTACATTTACATTGGCTGACAAGATTGAAATCAAGGATGCCGAAATTGCAAATGGTATGTTAAAAGTCTGGTTGGAAAATATGGTAAAGGTTCAAGATGCAGTCAAGAAGATTGCCGTGAAATAAAATTCCAACAAAACGGTAAATAACCTAAGGGGCTCTTGACAGAGCCCTTT